TCGGTGCCGTTCCTACCACCAACGGTGGTTGGGTTCAGAACTGGCCCGATCAAACCAAACAACTCTTTGTTGATGATTTCTCTGCCGGTACTCTCAACACCATCAATCGTTGGCAAACGCCAACCTCTGGCTCTGGCGGTACTGTTGCCTCTAACGCCGTGGGTCAAACTACTCTCGTTGGCAACACAACCGCTAACGGCTTCTCAGCCCTCACCACTCAGCTGATCTTCTTCGACAAGAACCCAGGCTATGTCTTCTTCCAAGCCAACATCAACCTCTCAAACCCAGCCACAACCAACACAGTTGAATACATCGGCTTCGGCACGATTCCAACTACTCCCACAGCCGCAGCCTATTGCACCAACTGCGTAGGCTTTGAAGATGGAATCGATGGCAAGCTCCGAGCCGTAACCTGGGCCTCAGGTACCAAAACCATTATCGCCGATCTATCCGTGGCTCAAGGCATCGCTCCAGCCTCCACTCAATCTCTCTCCGGTGCAGTTGGATCATTCAGTGCAGGTTGTGCTTGCACTCCGCAACACACCGACACAGGTTCCTACAAATACGTCATCTACTTCCGTGGTGACAACATCCTCTGGTACATGGAGAACCAAGTAAATGGCCAACTCCTCCTCGTAGCCTACACCACCCGCGGAGCTTTAGGCCCTGACGTTAACCAACTCCCTGCCTCCTTCGTCGTCGTCAACAACACTGTAGGCCCCACCGTGGGCTCGACGATGCAAATCAACCAAGTAACCGTCGGTGACTCCTCAGGCAACCCAATCACCGCAATCTCCACCATAGCTGGCTCGGCTGCATCTAGTTCCGTCCTCAAAGCCTCCCCCGGTCACTTAATCGGCGCATATGCCAATTGCACCGCTGCCTGCTGGCTTATGATCTTCAACTCCATCGCCGCCCCAAGCAATGGCGCAACCACCGCTGGAACCGCTGCCAACGCCTTGCAAGACTGTATCCCAATCGCCGCAGGTGGAGTTGGCGGTATCAACTACACTCCGCAACCCTTTGAGTTCTTCTCCACTGGTATAACCGCTGCAATCTCTTCCACCGCTTGCGGAACGCTAACGCTCTCCACTGTTGGCTTCATCCACGGAACAGTCCAATGAAGCGACTCCTTTTAGCGCTATTTGCCTTAGCCCTAATCACCGGGCCACTCAGCGCCCAAACCGTTACAACCTCAGTCTCTGGCCCCGGACAACTTCCCGGCACAGCCACTAATGATAACGCCAATGCGGGTAATGTCGGACAAATCTTAACCGCCAATTGTCCAACTGTCACATCTACAGCCACAATTACAGTCACTATTGCTACTCCAGCGGTTGTTAACTGGGGTAGCGCTCCACCATTTCACAACACCGCAATTAATGTTGACGCATGCCCAATTGTCTTTACCACAACCGGTACACTACCCACTGGCATTTCCCTTGCTACTAACTATTGGGTCATTCCTTCCTCAATATCTGGCAACACATTTCAAATCGCAACCAGTGTTACAAATGCTCTCGCAGGTACAGCAGTAGCCACCAGTGGTACACAATCAGGAACCCAAACAGCTACCGCTAGTGCTATTCTAGCCACAGGCACTGCACTTAGCATAGGCGGTCTCACTATCCCCGCCGGCGATTGGGATATCGAAGCTATGTGTGCTCAACAGCCAAATGGCGCAACAACGTCTAGCCAATTTATCTGCAACTTATCCCTAACCGACAATGTCCTCACCACTACTCCTGCTGATAATATGTCCATAGCTATAAATGGTGCTTCAATATCAGCGGGCGCACAAAACTTTCTCGTAACCAATAATGGACGATTTTCGTTCTCTACCCCTACCAAGGTATTCGTAGTTACACAGGCCACTTTTGCGGTCAATTCTATGAATGTATATGGCTTCATCCATGCTAGACGCCAAAGATAGAAAGGAACATTCACTATGGCTCGTTGGCGACTCTCTACTTCCCACTACCTCTCAGTCGAAAACAACGAATGGGAGTATAATGAAACGGATCGAGCAACCGGTAAACAGATCCGCACTCGGCTGAAAGTCCCTCTTCAACTCGACGTTGACGATCCTAATTGTTGGAACGTTCAATATCGCAACCCACGAGGCGAAGTTGTCGCGGGTGAAATTATCGTTGCTCGTCGTACTGGCGAAGAGCACAAGGACGACATCATCTTCCTCGGCGACCCAACTCCCGATATGATCCCCGTTGATGATGAAGCCAAAACCATCTCCGCAACCTTTGCCAAGCGCTGGGGAATGGCACCCAATGCCGATATGTCCTTTGGCCAACACGTCATGGAAAGCTTCCAGGCCGAACAAGCTCGGATTCAATCCGAAGCCAATGTCGTCAAGATCGAAGGCATGGCAGAGATCATGAAAACCATGTCGGACATGCTTGCCCAGAACCAACAACTTATCATGGCCCTCGCTGCAACTAAGACCGTTGAAAGGCGTGTGTGATGGCTTCCCAACTTGACCTCGACCAAGGCGGTACCAATCGCCAAACTCACAAGGTCTATCTCGGACCCTCTGTGGGTTGGGTCGAGGCCTCGTGGGAGTGGCTATTGAACGTTACTACTTCCAGTGCCAGTCTTCTCCTAGGCACCAATCTCGTCCTTGTGAATTTCAATGGCACAGTCAATATCCAATTCCCATCCTTAAAAGCCACTGCTGCTGGGGCTCAAGCCATCCCTCGACAATTCCTAATTCTCCCAATTACTATCTCCGACATCGGCGGATTCGCCCGTGCGGCCTCGCCAATCAACCTCTTGCCCTTCGCTGGTGAACTATTCTCCGGCCTTGCTAGCGTCGCAATCTCTTCGCCCTTTGGCGCAATCGTAATCCGGCCTGACACGGTCAATGGTGGTGGGACACTCCTGCAATGAAACGCATTCTTCTTATCCTCACTCTATGCTTTGGCTTACCTTCGGCCGCCTTCGCCCAATGCAACGGTGTCTTCGACGCCCATACTGTATGCGGAAACGAAACTGGCAGCGCTGCCATTCCACATATGATGCCCCAGTCCTCTGTTACTGGCACTCCTGCTGGTACCAATGGCCAAGTCCAATTCAATAACGCTGGTGTCTTTGGCGGCTTAACCAATACCCAACTCACCGCCGATATCAACAACGTCACCGCATCCCTTCCGGGCCTAATCACCGCCTTTCCCAACAACACCACTACCTTCTTTCGTGGTGATGGCACTTATGCCGCCCTACCCGCGGCAGTACCTTCCCTATCCACCCAAGCGGCCAAGACCGCCAACTACTCCGTTGTCAGTACCGATTGCAACACCGTAATCCCACTTGGTACAGGTACCACAGCCCAATTCCTATTGACCCTTCCAACCCTGCCATCCTCCGGATTTGGTGCCAACTGCACCATCTGGGTCAAGAACATGGATGTGTGGTCAGGCATCGGCACTGGTCATGCCATGGGCATTGTAGGTGGCCCAGCCGATCTCCTCCCAGGTTGTGGTGGCGCTTGCCTATGGCCCCTACAATCCGCTGCCTTCCAAGTCAACGCCGCAGGCACTGCTTGGATCACACTCTCCAACCCCGGGCGATGGAAAACCCCAGGCATTGGTAATGTTATTGAACTTTGTTATGCCCAAAATGGCTCGGATAACAACGACGGCCTAGGAGCCGGCACAGGGTGCCTTGCCAAGGTTCAAACCGCAGTTAACATCATCGGCACTCAATGGGACGGTGGTGGTTACAACGCCTGTACCATTGGCATCTACACCGGTGGCACAAATCAAATCGCCGAATCAATTGCCCAAACCGGTCAATCAATCGGCTGTTACCTAACCGTCAACTTCCGTGGTGCAGTAACCTGGACCACTGCGGGTTCATGTTGGTCCACTGGCGATCTCGCCATCATCATCATCAATATGAACCTAGGCTTCGTCCCTACTCTCCACTGCAACAACACCAACACTGCCCTCACCTGCCAATTCTATGGCCATCAAGAAGTCATCTGGGACATCAACGGTTCGTTCGAATGGGATCCACAAGGCACCAATGATTGCCTTATCATCTCCGATGCCCAAGGCCGAGCCACCCTTGGCTTATCCACAATCGTCGTCGGTACCGGTGCTGCTGCCAATGCCAACAACCTTATGAACTGCCTCTATGGTTGTCGCGGGATGCAAATCTCAGGCGCTGTAGCATTCTCCGCTAGCGTTACCTTGGCACAGACATATATCCTCCACTCCACTGGCCTCATCAACACCACTGCATCCTACTCTGGTGCTCCAACTGTTAGTGCCGCCTCCATCCCCACTGGCAACTCCGTTCTCATTACCAATGGTACAACCATTCCCGGTGGTACCTCTTCTGCCACCGGTGGACAAGTTTGTACCTCTGCTTGCTAAGGACACAATCATGATCATCGTATATACCCTAATCTTCACTGCACTAGTCCAAGACATCGGTCCAGTCACAACCCGAATCGACTACCCATCTCTTGCCGCCTGTGATCAAGCCCGCATCCAACGTATGATGGCTGTAGGCGATCGTATGATGCATGCGGCTTGCGAACCAAAGCAGGTAACTCAATAATGGCCGACGAACTAGAATACAAACTCGACGACTCTGTCACTGAACGGGATCTCCTATTTCGTATCTTCCGTGAACTCACCACAATCCGCCAAGGTGTAACCAAAGCTCTATATGCTATGGGAGAAGCCGAAAAAGAGGTCCCTGAGAAGATGCGGCGGTTCATGAACTACTACCACGACGTGGTTCATGTAAAGGCTGCGTATGTTGAACTCGGACTCCAACCACCAAAGGAGATTGATCAAGAGATGGAACGCAATCACGACCGAGCTTTGCAAATCCTCCACGATCTCCATTCTGACGGAGGTCATTTTGAAAAGGTTCGGCGTGAGATGACTACACATTCTGTTAAGCCTCGCTATGACCACACTCGCCAAATCGCCAAACCAAATGGAGAAGCCAAATGAAACAAGGCCGAGCAACGCGTGATGTGAGCGAAAGCTCCAAGACCGAACCAGTGAGCCGTGGGGTTAACCCTGCCTACGCTGCTGAATTAGGCATTAAGCAAGTCCGCACCAACTCGGTGCCGATGTACGAAGGTCGTGGGCTTAAGGCCCCGATGGTAAGCCAAGTCACTCACAAAGCCGGAAGCCAAGGAAAGAGGTAAGATCATGATGGACGTGAATGAGATTGCGGCCCTTCTCCATATCCAGAAGGAAACCCGTGATCAGCCAAGTCTCAAGGCCATCCATGATGCAGCGTTTCGCAAATTGAATGAGCACAACAATGCGCATATGGAAATGGTCAAGCCTGAGGAAATCCCGCCGACTGCTGGGCCATTGACCCTTGGTGCGGTTCAGGAAGGGGCTGATGACGACGAACCCAAAACCAACGGAAGGCGAATCTAATGTCCCTCACTCGCGATGGCGGCAAACCCAACGTTGGCGATGTCCGCAACTATATGGCGCCTCAGGGGCCTAAGAACATCAACGATGGTAATGGTCCTGGGCTCCATGGTGACAACTACGGCAATGGCCAACAGCCATCCGGTGGCCAGTCTTCTGGCATGCCTGGCCTTGGTGGCGACAACTGTGGCGTTTGCGGAACTCAAGGAAAGCGATGATGATTCAACCTACAATTGGACGTGTTGTTTGGTACTCACCGGCTGCATCTGAGCGTATCCCAGGACAGCCTGATGATCAAATGTTTGCTGCACATGTGACCTATGTGTGGAATGATCGAATGGTGAACTTAATGGCCATTACGGCTAATGGCACACCATTTGGTGTTACCTCAGTCACCCTTGTTCAAGAAGGTGATGCCAATCCCATCGAACGTTTCTGTATGTGGATGCCCTATCAAGTAGGCCAAGCCAAAAAGCACGAAGCTGAAAAGGCATAACCCATGACCGCGCTTGTAGACATCTGCAACCGATCGCTACAAGTCCTCGGTACCCGCACGACTGTTGCGGCAAGTGAGGTTGGATCAACTGGCACACCACTCTCCAACGAAGCCATTCAGTTCAACCTCATCTTCGCCAATGCTCGAGACGATCTGCTCCGCAAAGCACCATGGAATTGTGCGATGCGGACAGCAAACCTAACCTACATCACATCCAGTCCCGGTACCCCTGAAAACACAGGCGCCGCCACAACCCTTTGGGCCCCAGGCCAACCACCGCCACCTTGGGCTTATGAATACCAATACCCTGTCGATTGCCTTCGGCCAGCCTTCATCATTCCATCAACCCAAACCGGCTTCACTAGCGGAATCCCAATCACCACAGCCGTCACTGGCGGTGCCTCATCCTATTGGTGGGGCCAACCAATTCGCTATGCGGTGCAAACCGACTACTTCCTTCCAGTCACCTCTGCCGCTGTCTCCGCTGGCGGCACAGGCCACGCCGTAGGCGATATCATCACCCTAGCCGCTGGTGCAACTGGCGTAGCCCCAATTGGTGCGCCTGTTCAGCTTCAGGTCCTAACAGCCCCAGGTGGGGTAATTGCCACCGTCTCTGTCGTCAATCAAGTCAATGGCGAGGCCACACCTCTCGGTGGATCCTACTTCGCCATCCAAGCCAATCCAGTTGCCCAAGGCTCAACCACTGGCGTTGGCATCAACGCAACCTTCACCCTAACTCAATCCTCTCCTGCCCAACCCCAACGCGTAATCCTCACCAACCAAGAATTCGCCACCCTTAGCTACGTCAGCCAAGTCACCGATCCCAACGTCATGGACTCCCTATTCCAAACCGCTTGGATCAACCTCGTTGCTAGCGCCATGATGATGGCACTGAAGGAAAATTCCCGAGACAAAGCCAACTCCTTAATCAAACTCGTCAACGAACGGATCATGGAAGCCCGAGTCGCAGACGGCAACGAAGGCCTTGTAGTCAACGACGTAACCCCTGACTTCATCCGCATCCGCGGCAATGCATTTGGCAATAGCTACACCTCTGGACCCTACGACGGTTTCCAATGGGGTGATTGCTTTGGTATGTACTAATGGCTGAACAGCATATCCAAGCCTCATTCAACTCCGGCGAATGGTCGCCAAAGCTCTACTCCCGCGTTGATCTTGCCAAATACAAATCCGGCGCGGCCTTACTCCTAAACTGGTTCGTTGACTACCGTGGTGGAGCATCCACCCGAACCGGGACCAAATACATCCTCCAATGCTATAAGTCCGCAACGGCTGTCCGCCTACTCCCCTTCCAAGCCTCCTTCACCGTTGGCTATGTACTAGAGTTTGGCGATCGCTACGTTCGGTTCTTCTTCAACGGTGCACCAGTTCTTGAGTCCTCAATCGCCATCACAGGCGCAACCCAAGCCAATCCCTGCGTATTAACCATCGTTGGCAATACCTATGCCATTGGTGATTGGATATTCGTTGCTTCCGTAGCTGGCATGACCCAACTCAACGGACGTTATTTCTCCGTTACCAACGTTGCGGGCAATGCAGTAACCATTGCCAACCTCAATGGTGTGGCAATCAACTCAACCGCCTTTGGGGCATACACCTCTGGTGGCACATCCGCACGTGTCTATACCATCACCTCCCCATATCTCGCAGCCGATCTTGCTAAGATCAAATACGCCCAAAACGTCAACCAAATGGTCCTTTGCCATCCATCCTATCAACCTTATGTCCTCACCCTTGTCACTGCGACCAATTGGACTCTACTCCCCATAACCATTGGCACAACTGCCACCGCCCCAGTAATTACAGCCTTAAATGGATCATTTCCGTCCCCTGGAACTAATCCAAATGCCACATTTGTTGGTTATGTTGTGACCTCTATCGACGCTAATGGCCAAGAGTCATCGCCATCAAACGTAGGAAACCTAGGACCTATTTATGATCAACGAGTTGTAGCAGGTTCTATTTCAGTAACTTGGGGGGCAGTAGCTGGTGCGGTTGGCTATAACGTATATAAAGCTGAAATCAGTTACTTTGGTATTATATCCTCCACAGCTATATTTGGCTTTATTGGCTCAACCTCAGCCCCAGGGAATGTGTTTATTGATTCAAACATCGCCCCTGACTTTGCCCAAACGCCACCAATTGCCAAGAATCCATTCTTAGGCTCTGGGGTTGATCATGTAACAGTCACCGCTGCTGGAACTTACACAACCGTTCCCTTGGCATCTCTAACCGGTGCGGCCTCCACAATTGCTGGCTCCCTTTCAGTCGTGCTTCAAGTTCAAGGCACACCAGCAGTCGCCGCAGGAGGTGCTGGATATGTTATAGGTGACACAGTCACATTTACCAATGGCGTGATTCTTGTAGTCAAAACCGTAGCGGCTGGTGTCATCACAGCATGGCAAGCTATAACCGTAGCGCCATCAAACCCAGGTTCTGTAACCTCAGGTACAACCCCAGCCAATCCTGTGGCTCAACAGTCAACCTCGGGCGCAGGCACAGGTGCCACAGCCACTCTTACTTGGGGTGTAGGACAAGTCTTAGTTTTGAACTCCGGCGCTGGATATCTAAGCGTTCCAACAGTAACCTTCTCCGCAGGCGCGGCCACTGCCACTGCTGTCTTATCTACTAGTTCAAATGGATTTCCATCTGTTCCAGCATTCTTTCAGCAACGCCTAATCCTAGCCGGCCCGACCGCATC